TGAACAATGATTGCTTTGTTCTTTTATGTCTTGGTAGCTCTTGGCGCTGTTTGGGCCTGGTGGCGCGGGTTCATCCTATTTTGCTGGCTCGGTCTGTCTGCCTTCTCTTGGGCAGCTGAGTCGTGGGGCGGTTGGGCTTCCGGGTCCGCGGTCGTCGGGGTTGTCCCCGATGGCTATGATGTCGATAGGTGTGGACAACCTCTCGGCGACGGAAGTAATGTGGCGGAATTTAGGAGGGTTCCTGTCACGGCGCACTTGTGCGCCAGACCCCGGCCTAGGGCTGTTTGGGTCAAGCGGTTGGAGACGGTCTTGGGTGCTGCCCCTGGTGGCACCGTTGGAGAACTCATTCGCGGGCGGTGGACGCCTGACCTCCCCTCGGAGGGGTTCTCTCCTGGCCTGAACCTTTTGCTTGCCCATCGTCCTTCCGGTGTAAAGATCCTTGGTGGAGGATCTGTCTGTGGCAAGAAGGGAGATGACGACACGAGATGCCCATATTTCGTGGTCGAGTGCAGGGATGGCAACGTGTCTACTGTCTTCCCTGATCTCCTTTCTTGCCTCAGCTCCTACGCGTTTTTGCGCGCTAGGGAAGCCACGCTTGTGCTTGCTCTTCGCTCTCGTGCGATTGAGTGGTGCAAGAAGCAAGGGATGGATTCCCCTTGCACGGCCACAGCAGTCGAGACTGCGGTCGCGTGGGCTTGGGAGGTGACTCCCCGCGAGGTTTACGCTCGTGGGCAACTCCTTGCTGAACCACACTCGCCTTGGTGGTCTTAGGACCGGGCGGTTGCCACATATGGCCGATGCGTTGGTAGCATTGACTATGTCCTGGCTGAGGACGCCACCCTGGTGGCATGTGAAACTGACCCTTGCCTGACCGAGGCCCGTAGACAAATGTGGGTGGCGTGGCGCACTGGCCTCCCGGGTACTTGGACCCCCGGTGTGCACGCCAACTGTCAACACAACGAGATTGCCGCTCTCGCGTGGCGCTCTCTAGCTCCTCTTCCTAAAGGACCTGATCCTGTCGTGTCGGCTGGAATTGATGCTGTGTTCGCGCAGCTTCGCGTTCTGGCAAGCAGGTTTCAAGGGGTCCAGTGGAGCTATCTCGAGACTGCCCTGTCGTACTCCGGTGCGATGAGGCGGCGCTACCTCGATGCTGAGAGGTCGCTCAGGGAGGACGGTCCTTTGTCGGGAAAGGACAGTTCTCTCCGTGCCTTTCTGAAGGCTGAGAAGTTGGGTGCAGGTAAGGATGCTAAACCGAGGATGATTTTTCCCAGGAGTCCTCGGTATAACCTTGTCCTAGCTTCTTGGCTTAAGCCGTTTGAGCACTGGCTGTGGGGTTTTCTCACTGCCAGACGGCTTTTCGGGGGTAGTAATACGAGAGTTGTGGGGAAAGGCCTTTCGCCCAGAAGGCGCGCGAATCTCATCAAACGAAAGTTTGATGGCTTCTTGGATTGTGTTTGCTTTGAGGTTGACGGCAAGGCTTTCGAGGCCCACGTTACTCAGCCGTTTGTGGACAGGGAACATGCTGTTTACAGGAGGGCCTATGGCTCTTCTGGTCTAGGAGATGTTCTTCGACGCCAGGTGTTTAAGGGTGTCACAAAGAATGGTGTAAAATTTTCCCGCCGTGGTGGTAGGGCCAGTGGTGACTTCAACACGGGCATGGGCAACACGCTCATCATGCTCGCTGTGTGTGTTGGAGTCCTTTCTACCTACGGCGTCAGCTACGACATATTGGCTGACGGTGATAATGCTCTGGTCTTCCTTGAGCGGAAAGATCTGCGGCGGGTTTCAGAAAATTTTTACCAGGACGTGCTGGAAGCAAGTGGTTTTGAGATGACGTTAGAAAAGCCGGTGTCGTACCTCGAGGGTATCAGGTTTGGGCGTTCCGCACCGTTGTACGTTGGGTTTTGGACAATGGTGCGGGAACCCTGGTCTGTGTTGTCTGGTGCCTACGCTAGCCATAGGTGGTTGCGGGAACCACGTTTCGGTAGGCGTTGGGTTAAAGGGGTTGCCAGGTGTGAGCTTTCGCTTGCACTCGGCGTTCCCGTTCTCCAGGCAGCAGCCCTCTCGGTCCTCAAGCAGGTGGAAGACGAGAAGGAAGTGCGTGCTGACGTACTTGCCGACTACTTTATGTTGGGCGCGCGTCTGTCTGATGTGGGGGAAGCAGTCGATGTTTCGATTGAGTCGAGGATCAGCTTTGAGAGAGCCTTCGGGATCCCTCCGGATGAGCAAATTGCAATGGAGAAGCATTTGCTAGGGGTTGGTGTGAGCCACCCCAGGGGTGTTGTGTCGATGCCCCCGTGGTCTGCCTGGCAGACAGCTGAACCAGGCCTCTATGAGGCCTACGTTGACGCCCATGTTTGAATGGGGTAGCACGAGGTGC